ACGTACTTACGTACATACTAGTAACGCATCAAAAGGATTTAAGCAAACAACAGAATTTTTCTATAATCCAGATGATCTAAAACCGGATACAGCTATAGGAGTTTTATATCCACTTAATAAAGCAGTAGGCGGACAATCTTTAACTGGTAATCCGACAAATCCGATCAATGCCGGATCAGTATACTCTACCACAGCCAATGGCGCCGGAGTATTTAGATTATCATATACTACCGAAGATCAATCAATTACTAATTTAAAAATGTTATTGTTAACTAGAATGGGAGAGCGGTTATATCATCCAACTTTTGGTACTAGACTCCAGGAACTAGTTTTTGACCCAAATACAGATGAATTAATAATAAGAGCAGAACAAGAATTAGAAAGAGTTATTAAATTCTGGTTGCCATATATTATTATTAATGATATATTTGTTAATAATACTGATTCATATGGAGATATACAACATCGAATAGAAATAAAATTAAGGTTCCAAGTTACAGAACAAGGAGCTAACCAAGAAATAATATTAATAGTAACTGGCGATTCAGTTAACGCAATTCAATAAGGATAACATGTCAGATCTGATTAAGAAAGATGTAAAATATTTAAATAAAGATTTTGGAAGATTCCGGCAAAACCTAATAAATTTTGCAAAAACATATTTTCCAACTACATATAATGATTTTAATGAATCATCACCTGGTATGATGTTTATTGAAATGGCTTCATATGTCGGCGATGTATTAAGTTTCTATACTGATACTCAGTTACGTGAATCATTGCCATCAGAAGTACAGGAACGATTTAATTTATATACATTATCACAGGTGTTTGGTCTTAGAGCTAAAACGGTTACTCCTAGCAATACAGAGTTAGATGTATATCAATTATTGCCTAGTACATATAAAACCGGATTGGTAGCATCCGGAGTCGATGCACGACCAGATTGGAGATATGCATTAAATATCGAACCTGACATGCGACTTAGTACCCAAGCCGGCACGAATTTTCGTACTTTGGATTATGTTAATTTTATTGCAAGTAGTAGTACAAGTCCGACAGATGTTTCTGTATACGAAACAGATTCGTCAGGTAGGATACAGTATTATTTATTAAAGAAACAAGCGTTTGCAAAATCTGGCGAAATTATAACTAATACATTCCAATTCGGAGATCCAAAAGTTTATGATAAAATCGTANTACCAGANNCCGGTNTNACAGAAATTATATCTGTTACCGATGATGATGGAAATATATGGTATGAAGTAGATTATCTTGCACAAGATACTATAATGAAACCAGTCCGGAATATTCCATATAACGATCCTGAGTTATCAGTATTTAATGGCTCNGTGCCATATTTGTTATGTTTAAAACAAGTACCGCGGAGATTTACGACTCAGTTACGTGAAGATAATTTAACAGAATTACAATTCGGTTCCGGACTAAGTAGCGAATCAGATGAAGATATAATTCCAAATCCAAAAAATGTTGGAATGGGTTTACAATATCTTACACGTAATGTAGATTTAAGTGTAGACCCAACTAATTTTATTTATACTCGTACATATGGATTAGCTCCAAATAATGTAACATTAACAGTAACATATGCAGTTGGAAAAGGTCGAGTAGAAAATGTATTACCTAATAGTATTAGTACAATTGATTCCGTTACATATGCATCCGATGTAAATGCGTTAGATGCTACATTATTAACGACTATAAAAGATTCTGTAGCTGTAAATAATCCTAAACCAGCAGTAGGTGCTAATTCTCAAAATGATATTGAAAAAATTCGTCTCGATGCCGTAGCAAATTTTGCATCACAAAATAGAGCAGTAACTAAAGAAGATTATGTTATTAGGTGTTATGCCATGCCGCCAAGATTTGGTTCCATAGCTAAAGCTTATATAACAACAGATGAACAGTTATCTGGAAAAGCCTCCGGAGTTACAACAATATCAGATACCCCGGGCGAGGTTATGGCAACAGTCCATCAATATGGATCTCAAGTAGGTAAATATACTGGAGATGTTGCATATATTCAAGCAGTGGATGTACAACAACGGATGCTCGATCAATTCCAGTTTGCAGTCATGGGCGATTTTCTATGGTCACCCGGTAATCGTAATCTTGCACAAAATTATCAAGGAATTGGCGGCGCAGGTGGATTTGGAGATCCTGCTGCAGGATATTCAAGCGAAACTACTAAAATTACAAATCATTTAGCATTAAATTTATATGTATTAACATATGATGCTAATAAAAACTTTGTATCTTTAAATTCCGCGTTAAACCAAAACCTAGAAACATATTTATCTCAACATAGAATGTTAACGGATGCTATAAATATTAAAACGCCATTTATTGTAAATTTAGGAATTGAATTTGAAATTATACCGAATTCAACTGCGAATAATAATGATGTTATCTTACGATGTATTAATTATTTAAAATCAGCATTTGTTAATGATATTATGTCAATTAACCAGCCGTTAATAATATCACATTATATGGCAGAACTAGATAAAATAGAAGGCGTACAAACAGTATCAAAATTTAAATTTATTAACAAATATGACACCACAGAAGGATATGCCGGTAATGTTTATGATATAAATAGTGCTACACGTAATAACACATTATATCCACCAGTAGATCCTAGTATATTTGAAATAAAATATCCAAATCAAGATATAAAAGGAAAAATAGTTAGCTACTAAGAATATTATGATATATTTGATATACCCAGAAAAAGATACAACGTTATACGAACGGTACCCGGATCGTAATACAGGCATTGACCCCATTTTAGAAATTAGTAAATGGACTACAGGACAAATATTCCCGGATGGAACTATACAAGCCAATACATATAATAGCAGAACATTATTACAATTTGATATTACAGAAGTATCAAATAGTATAGTAGCCGGCACCATTGCTAAGAATGCAAGTTACCATTTAAGTTTACGTGCTATTGATTCAAGCGATTTGCCAATATCATATAGTTTAGTATCATATCCGGTTAGCCAATCATGGGACAATGGAACTGGTAATTATAATGATGATCCTGAAACTACAAATGGAGTATCATGGCATTATCGCGATGCTAAATCTACTGGAACTAGTTGGCAAACATCTAGTTATATAGCATATACTACAGCATCATGGGTAACAACTGCTGGTGGCGGTACATGGTACACTTCAAGCTATGCTTCCCAATCATTTAATTATGTAGGACCAGATGTACGAATGGACGTATCAAATATTGTGCGACAATGGTTAAGTGGTTCTATAGTCAATAACGGATTTATAATTAAAAGGCCAGATGCTGATGAAACGGGTAGTGCCATATTTGGTAAATTAAAATTCTTTGGACGAGATACACATACAATATATGTTCCTAGGATGGAAATATCTTGGGACGATCGATCATTCTCAACTGGTTCATTATCAGAGTTAACTGATAGAGACATAGCGCTGAATGTATCAAATATTCGTACATCATATAAAGAGAAAAGTAAAGTCAGGTTTAGATTAGATGGAAGAGCTATGTATCCAGCCAGGACATATGCTACATCTAGTGCATACTTAATCAAAAAATATTTGCCTACATCTAGTTATTGGTCAGTTACAGATAGTGAAACTGAAGAAACATTAATTCCATTTGATGATGTAGCAACTAAAATAAGTTGTGATTCAGACGGTAATTATTTTGATGTATGGATGAATGCTTTTATGCCTGAACGATTTTATAAATTTGTTTTTAAGATTGAAAAAGCCGGAGGCTTGGATACTCAATTTTATGATAATGGTTATTACTTTAAATTAGTGAGATAATATGGCTTCAGTTGGACAATGGCTATCAGGACATTTAGGAAATGTATTTGCAGCCGGAGACGATACTCAGATAACTGGCTCTGACTGGGCTAATAATAAAAACTTGCCATCTGAGGGACAGCAAAGCGTTCCAGGATTCTTTAACGCATATTCAACTATTAAACGTAATTCAGCTGGCTTTCAATATTATAATCAATCTACTACAAATAACGACACATCAGTAGTAATACCACGCATACAAAATCTATATAATAATAGTAAATATTTAAATGTGGTTGATACAGAATTTAGTTATTTTATACCACCATCCACGATAAAGGAAATCCAAGAATCATTTACACCACCACCAGATGGAATATTTATAACATATCCTAACGGCCGAGTAGATGATGCTACCAGGATAGTCTATTTCATGGAAAATAAGAAAAAACGATTCATTACAGATTGGCAAACAGTTCAAGTAATGTTACGAGAACGTAATTTACAATATTCAAGTATACAAATATTTGAAGTCATGGAAATAGGATTGATTGAAGACGGATATGCCTTTGAAACGCGTGCAAATGAATGGACACCACAACACCCAGTTGAAACCGGATATTCTCAATTGTCACCAAATGATCCTGGCGAACAAGATATAGTTGAACATTTACGTGCTAAGTGGGAAAATAAAATGATGACTATTGATTGGGGCAATGATCAAGGTATATGGGAGAAGGTACCATCCCTCATGAAGACTGATATTAAATCGGCTGATGATTCATGGAAATATAAATACGCCGAACCAATGTCTCCTATATTAAAAGATAATTTAACCAAAACTGTTGTTGAAAATAAATTATCTCCAGGTATGCGTACGCGATTACATAAAGATACATTTATCATGATAAATGGTAAATATAGGAGATTGCCGTATAACGAAAATAGCTTTGTATTTAGTAAAGAAATTACAACTGAAAATGGAGACGGCAGCTCGGTAGTATGGGTCGATGTTAATATTGACACCGGCGATTATTTTTGGTGGTTTTATTATGTTTCTAGAAATTATGAAGACAATACCGCTGAACCAAGATATGATGGCAATGCTACACCTAATGGCGTGCCACCGTCCCCATGGCCTACTACTAATTGGTCAGAAACTAATCCTCTCGAGAGATTCATAAAAGGAAACCCTTACCAACATGGGGGTGCAGAGGCAGACAGATGGGTAGGCGGATTATTGAACCCAAGTGGCGCCCCATTACCCAGTTACGGTGCTATTGCATTTGGATATATAGATCCAACATGGTGGGATGGTTATACTAGTGATGGTACAACTGGTGGTACTGGTAGAACCAGTAAGACTCCATATCAAGGCGCTAAAATATTTAATAAAGATGGTGTATGTAAAGGGTGGTGGGACGATACCCGTGGATGTGGATATTATGCCCCCGGAGACGGTACGAGTGAAGTTACAGTTACTACCGAAGATAACAATGTACTATTACAAACTGGGGCCACATTTAAAACATTTTATGATATCTATCAATTATATTCTAATTATAATGGATTTACGCATTTAGCAACACCATTTGATGAATCGGGTAATGACCCAGAAAGGTATTGGAGTCACTATAAAGGCGGCCATCCACCTTCAACATATTTAATAGAAGGTAAAGGCATAAACCCAGAAGGTGCTCCGGATACCCCTAATCCATCTGCAACTTCATTTGATGGTTATCATATGACGGATAATACATCTGGAGTAATGAATCAATCCTTATATTGGGACCCCAATATATCTCAAATATTAGGAACTTCAATTCAATTACTACCAAAAAAACAATTGCATCCAAATACAGTTTTATGGACATATGGTCAAGCTATATATGATCAGTTATTCAGAAATCCAATATATACAGATGACGGCCGTATATGGGGATATGAAGATTTTGAAGATTTAACATTATCAGAATATCAAACATATTTAGATGGCGGCGATCCATTAGCCAAACCAGAATTGCAACCATATTATCCTCAAGGCCATGACGTGTATTATCCGACAACAGATTCTATACAAGTAGAATATGACAATAATTATGATGACTGGGCCAATAGTGTCCAAACCATGAATTTTAAGTATACGTACACCCAAGCCCAGTTACAAACCAAGTGGAACAATTCAGTAGTCATATATGCTAATAAAGCAGCTCTTAACCAAGCCAATAGTGCCCAGAAGGGCAAGGGCAAGCACCAGACGGTACTGCTCCCCGGTAAATGGCCATTACCAATAGCCAACGCCGGCAAAAATATACCAATGCCATCCATGGACAGTGTTAAACGAGAACGTGCTTGGCATGATCAAGCAAGGGCAGATGCAATAC